TGAACAAGAACAAGAGCAATCTTGACCCGGACTTTGGATTCGATCAAAGATCGCTTGCTACGATGTCAAATGCTCTGATCAACTACATACCGATCAACAGTAAGGCATTTAAGGATACGAAGAATTTCCATTCTGGCACCCTTGACGGTCGAATCAATCGCGCACAGTCTTATTTGGATAATCTAGACAATGTGACGCACGATCTTAAAGTTGCAGGAGACTTTGGGCTATCAGCAGGCAAAGTTGTTGAACTGCTAGTAAGTCAGTCAATCGACCCGACTGTTACTGTAAAGGGTGCAAAGGAAACTAATCCTATAGACAGATATGATGATGCGCTGTCTGGTCGTCACTTGATAACCTCAGTGGTACACAACTTTGCAGAGGAATACTTCTGCGAGATGAAGATCAAGAAAGACTCAGTATCGGTATCTTATTATGAATAGCCTGAATTCACTCGAAAATCTGATCGGCCAGCAATTCGCATGGTTTACGGGTGTCGTCGAAGATGTGGATGATCCCGAGCAAATGGGCCGGGTGCGCGTGCGCTGCATTGGATATCACAGCGAGAATAGAGTGGACATTCCAACATCTAGTCTGCCCTGGGCTGTCGTGATGACTCCAATTCAGTCTGCATCGATGTCTGGTATCGGTCAATCGGCAACTGGTATTCTACCGGGATCCTGGGTGATCGGATTTTTTCGTGATGGGCGTTCTGCGCAAGACCCAATCGTGATGGGATCTGTACCATCGTATTCAACGAAGTCAGATCAATCTGTTGGATTCTCTGATCCGTCTGGCAAGTATCCTCTCAAGAACGGAATCGACACACCAGTCGAGGCAACCAGTAATTTTACAGCATCCGAGCTGTTGCAAAAACGCGAAAGCATCACAGAAGCTACAGTAAAACTGGCGTCTGTCCCAGCGATGAGTGCCGGATCTGCAAACGCTTCTCCTGAACAGACATGGAGCCCGAAGAGCAGATACGATGTTGTCTCACCAAAGTATCCTAAGAACCAAGTGTTCAGATCTGAATCCGGCCATATCAAAGAGGTCGATGACACGCCGTCAGCAGAACGTACTCTGGATATGCACAAGACCGGCACTTATGTTGAGGTCGATGCATCGGGCGACAAGACAACAGTAGTGACTGGTGATAACTACGAGGTGATGATAAAGGACAACAATGTCTACATCAAGGGCGAATGCAATCTGACAGTCGATGGTAATCTGCGTACCTACGTGAAAGGAAATTACCTACTTGAGGTCGATGGCGACAAGTTTGAGTACATCAAAGGCAGCCGATTCTCAAGTGTGGCAAAGTACGATCAAATGGACAGCAAGCAAGCGGTGATCGCAGTTGATAGTACTGCCACACTTGCTCTCAAATCAAAACTATCAAGTCTGGACGGTCTGTCAGGCATTGAGTTCATACACCCACAGATCGATGCAATCGGTAACTTTGCTGTCACGATTGCGCCTAGCACAAACTTTACTACAACAGACGGAAAGAACATTACTGTCGCAAGAGGTATTGTTACCAACGTTAGTTCATAACTGGAGATCTAAATCATGGCAGACGTAAACACAGCATGGCTCAATAATCTCAAGGAGCAGATCAATGCGATTCCTGACTGTAATTCGCTGAACAAGCTGATTGCATGGATGAAAGAGATGTTTCAGGAGCTGATCGATAACATCGTCAATCAGATCGCAAAACTTGTGGGTCTGATTATTCCACCTACCAGTCTATCAAAGATCATCAAATATCTGAAGAATCTGGCAACTCAGTACCTCGGGCCGTACCTTGCTGCGATTCGTCAGCTTGCACAGATGATTAAGGCCTTTGCCGAGGTGCTTGCCGCAATTCAAAATAAGCTTGCAAACCTGCACTGCTCGATTTCATCGAAGACAATCATCAGTCAACTCAAGACACAATTGACGACTGCTGCATATCAGAAACTATATGCCGGCAATTCGACGCTTGCGCAGCTGACCGATATCGCACAGAAACTGAAGGCTGGAGTACCCACGCTTGACATCATTGCTCAAAGCTTTGGCGTGTCGAAGGCAAGTCTGCCTGCTATTGCAGATCAATATGGTGGTACTCTGCCATTCATGTCTGCGATGCTTGACAAGTATCAGCCCGCTGAAGTGCCTACGGTGCCATCAGTAACTGTTCCCGAAACACCCACGGAGATCACACTCGACAATCCTGCTCCCACAATTGAATCGGTATACAAGACATCTGGCGGTGGTGCTGGCGGTCCTGCTGCCGGTAATTCTGGCGTGACGATCAACGGCAGCGGATTCATCGATGGCGCGACAGTTACTATCGGATCTGAATGTATCGGAGTGCAATGGCTGAGCGCAACTGTGCTGATCTGTGTTACCGAAGCAACACCAGCAGGAGTATATGATGTAGTGGTAACCAATCCGGATGGTCAATCTGCGACGAAGCTCAAGGCCTGGACATACTCGTAAAAATGCTATAAATAGGAGCCGATGACACCGGTACCACTCTCAGACAAAAATGTCACGAATCAGAATGCTGAAGTCGTTTCTAGACGCAGACAGTATTCTGATTTGGATATGTCTATGTACCACTACGTCGGTCCAGATCAGACCAAAGCAGACATCATTCCATTCACTGACATTGATGCTGTAAAGAATGCAGTAAGGATCTTGCTGTCTTCTAATCAGTACGACAGACCTTTCAGCCCATATCTAGGTGCAAATTTAAAGTCACTGCTGTTCGAGCCAGCCGACAGAATCACTCGTTATTCAATCGAGCAAACGATCAAGTTACTGCTCGAAAAGCACGAGCCGCGAATCAATCAGATTACTGTCGATGTTTCATATGATGGCGATGAGGACAGATATGTGGTACTTCTGACATTCAACATCATCAGCATAGCAGTACAGACTGATATGCGCTTGTTTTTAACGCGAGTACGCTAAACTACTATGGCACAATTCAACGTCACAGAACTTGATTTTGATGCAATCAAAGCATCGATCAAAGACCATTTTCGTTCACAGAGCAAATACAACGACTGGGACTTCGACGGTTCTGCGCTGAATGTGCTGCTTGATGTGTTGGCTTACAACACTCACTACAATGCGATGGTCTCGCATTTCTCGATGAACGAGGCATTTCTGGATTCTTCGCAGATCCGCGGCAATGTTGTTTCTCACGCAAAGCTTCTGGGATATACTCCTCGTTCGACTGTTGCCGCTCGTGCAGTAATCTCGCTTACAGTAGCAGGTGGTACTAACCCTCCGTCATCGCTGACGATTCCACGAGGTTTTCGCTTCCGTACCAGCATCAACAACAAGTCATATACCTTTGTTGTCAGCGATCCGCAGCAAGTAATTTTGGATACAGTAAACAATCGGTTTGTCTTCGAGAATCTGACAATCTGCAATGGATCCACGAAGCGCATGCTGTATGTGGTGGACAATTCTGTAGAATATCAGAAATTCGTTATTCCAGATCTGAATGTCGATACCACTACTCTGCGTGTGCGCGTCAAAGCAAATTCGCAGTCAAACGACTACACCGCATACACCAAGTTTACCACTCTGTCTGGTGTGAACAGCAGTTCCGCGATTTATTTCTTGCAGGAAAATTCATCTGGTAACTACGAAATTTACTTCGGTGATGGAATCCTAGGAACAAAGCCAATCTCAAACAACATCGTAGAAATCGAATACGTTTATACAGAAGGTGACATCGCAAATGGCGCTGATACCTTTTATGTCGTGGATTCATTTTCTGGCGTGGGTATTGTAGGCCAGCCAGTTACTATTTCTGCTTCTTATGGCGCTGCTACGAGAGAATCAGTCGAGTCTATTCGTTACAACGCGCCATTCACCTTTGTCTCGCAGAATCGTGCTGTGACAGCAGATGATTATCGCACAATCATTCAATCACAGTTCGGCAACATTGATGCCATTTCTGTTTGGGGCGGCGAGGATTCTGCGGTACCTGACTACGGCAAGGTCTACATTTCAATCAAGCCAACCGGAGCAGAAGTATTGAGCACCGATCAGAAAAATCAGATTCAGTCTGTGCTCAAGAGCAAAAACGTGGTGTCGATCACACCGATTCTAGTTGATCCTGAATATACCAGCATCTCGCTGGACGTGTTCTTCAAGTATAATCCTAACCTGACAAATCTATCAAAGATTGAGCTGCAGTCAGTGGTACGCACAGCAGTCAGCGCTTATAATGATGCTAATCTAAAGCGCTTTGATGGCGTGTTTCGTTACTCGCAGATTCTCAAGGAAATTGATAGCTCAGAGGCATCGATTCTAAATTCTGATTGCAGAGTTTATATGTATAAAGACATTACTCTTTCTGCATCAACGACGAACTACTTCGATCTGCAGTTCTCAAGTCCAATCTACAAGACAACCTCTACGGAATCAACAATCATCACCACAT